AAGGGCTTTTATCATTAGGAACAGAACCAGGCTTACCAAACTGTTTGCCGTAAGCCTCGTGGTACCAGTTACAACGATCAGCTTTGTAATCCCACTTGACGTGGGTAAACAGAAAAACAGTCCTATCTACAAACTTGCCTTCAACATCTTTAGGAGCAACTTTGCCAGGAAGAACCTCAGGGTTAACTTCCTCACGCACCACAACCTCAAGGATGTTCCCTTCAGGGTCACGGTTCAGCACAAAAGACTTCAGTGGGTAAACCCTGGTGCCAGTTTCAGCGACATACAGCAGAGCGTTACCACCAATGATCAGATGTTTGAGAGCCTCAAACAGCGCGGTGCGATCACCAGACTCTTCAATGTCCCGCATGACGGAACGTTCCATGAGAGCCAGTTGCTGGTCAAACTGTGACTGCAGCTCTTTGTAATTATCCAGTTCCCGCTTCAACTTCATGTCGTCTACAGAGAGACGGAAGAAAGCTTGGTTAGGAGGCAGCAAAGCAATCAGCAGCTTGCTAGCCAGGTTGTTTACACCACGAGCACCAAGACCTTGGTAGGTGGTTTGGATTTTGGTGTAAAGGTTCTTGCCAGTACTACGGTCGTTATCCGTGATCAGAGTCGGCAGAGTGTACTTGCTGCACTCAATAGCCCGATCCAGATAAATAGTCTTTTCCGGCTCAAGGGCCGAATAACGAGCCGCAGCGTTAGACATTCAAACCACCAGTTGCAGTACTTGCTCCCATACCCATACCGCTAGCACCAGCAGTAAGAGGGGATTGTATCTCCAAACTAGTACGCAGTGCAGCAGGTGTGCCAACACGACGGCGAATAGGAGAGCCAACGTTAGAAACACCCTGCTGACGTTGAATAGCAGCTTGCAGTTGGCCTTGTTGAATAGCTAAAGCAGACTGAGACTTTTGCTGAGCAATCTGCTGCATTGCCGTCTGCTGAGCCATCTTGGCGGATTCAGCAGCTTGAGTCGTTTGAAGACGGCTTTGTTCAATCTGTTGCTGGAACTGCTGAGAACGTTGAGCAGCCTCAGCTTGCATCTGTTGCACTTGACGCAAAGCTGCTTCACGAGTGGCTGCTGCTTGAGCTCTAGATGCCTCAGCTTGTTGACGAGCAGCTTGAGCTTGCTGGTAACCAGAATAAGCTTGACCAGCACCAAGAGCTAAAGCACCTAAGGCTAGGAACAAATTAGAAGAGTCTTGTTTAGCCATTAGCTGTACTTGGTTTCTTCTTGTAAGTTGTACTGGTCTTTCAAATGCCGTACAACAGATACTTGTCCAGCAGCAAACCAGATAAGTTTCTCTTCCATACTAAGGTCAGGAGATTTATCTGGATACAACTCTTCTAGGTATTGAATAATCGCTGGTTCGATGTAAGGAATCATATGTTCAAGCCAGTTGGATTGACGCGACCAGGGGCGGTACCACCATAGCCACCAATACCAAACCGACCACTAACACGAGTTCTAGAAACACCAGGCTGTCCAACGTTTTGTGTTCTTCGGGTTTGTTGTGTTTGTGTTGGTGCAGTTCTTTGAGCCTCTTGGCGAGCTTGAGCTTCACTCAAAGCAGACTGAGCACGTTGTCTACCTACAACAGCTTGAGATTGCTTTTTAGCAACAGCAGCTTGTTGTTGAGTTTCAGTTAAAACTTTTTGAAACTCAGTTTTAACTGCTTCTTCTTCTTTTTGCTGTTGAGCAAGAGCAACTTTTTGTTGTGTAATAGCTTGAAGAGCTTCGTTTGAAACTCGTTCATACTCAAGTTGTGCTTGATATTGAGCATCAAATTGAGCAAGATAATCTTTAAAATTTCCCTGACCTACTTGAAAGGTTGGAACCTTTACTGAAGGTGGAGCTTTGTAACCATAAAAGGGTTCTTCAACAACGTTTGAATCTCCTAAAAGAACTTGTCGTTGGTTGAAGCTATTCCAAGCTGCTTCAAATTGACGACTTCCGTTAGGAGATTCCCGTGCGTTACGGCGGTTGTTTGGATCCCCAACTCCACCAAACTGTTGAGCCCAGTAGCTTGTTGGGTACCAAACTTCAAAGAACTGATCTTTAGTCAGCAGCGCCATAACAAGAACCCCTTATGTATCAAGCGTAGCTGGGGAGATCAGAGTTACTCGTCTCAAAGAACGCAGGCATCCGAGCTCGTTGGGTTTCAATCAAACCTTCAGCTTTACCTGAGTACATCAGACTGTCGCTTTGATCCAGCCAGAACTGTTTATCCAGATATTTATTGTCGGAACTACCAAGGGGTTGCATCACCCAATTGACAGTTGCCTTACGCAATTTATCAAGAGAAGGAGAGACACTAAGCCCCAGCTCACGACAAACAAGGCTATTGGCAGCAACGTGAACTTGTTCATCACGAGAGATGTCAGCAGATACCGTTCTCAGTCCAGCGTCACCGTTAAAACGGAAAAAGGGAAGTAGGACGAAGAAAATCGCACGCTCGGCCACCATTGCTTTGAGGACCGTGTGATCTGGATGTTGAATCCATGCATCCCTAAGCCTGATGGCCTCGGATTCAGCCTTCTCATCCACGCCCAAAGCGTTGGTGATGTAACCGAGCGCAAGGTCGTGCTTCTCCTCGTCTTTGATGTTGGATCGTAGGAGGTCCACTGACGCCTTAGGTACTTCATTTTTCAGTGCTTCATCAATAAAGTCACCAACTGGCAGCTCCATGTGCCGAAGGGCAAGAGCCCGGAAGATCACCTCCTCCGAGCCCTCTTTGAGTTTGCCAGCTGTGGATTGAATGGGAGTCCAAGTGCGCTTGCGGGAGAGCAGTTTCTTGTACGGGTTCATTCGGCGCAATCACAGGTTGGTGCGGAATCTCCCTCCAACAAATTGGCAAGATAATTTTCAACATCTACGTCGCTAATCGCTGCGTAGGCGCTGGATTTATCTTGGGTGTCGGACATTACCTGAAGAGAGTAATACAAACTCTTCAGGGGGGAGTTCAACCATCGTGCCATAAATTGACGGTCCATAGTTGTCATATCAGACCACCAATTCATAGAAATTGCATGAGCCATTCCAGTGCCGTCCATTAGGCGCTGCCACTCACAATTCAATTCAAAAAATGTATTCCAACCAACCTCTTCGGCGGTCTCACATTTTGGATTGAACTTGTAACTTTGCACACCAAGAGTTGCACTATCACGATCTATCTCCCGGCTAATAGGCGGAGAGATTTCAGGTGCTGTGGTGTACCCCTCACGATCCACATAGCGGTACGCACAAGAGGCTGTAGGAGCCACTGTGAACGCTCGTGACATCTTGTAGTCAGCAGCCACCTTAGAGGCCTCTGCAAAGCCCGTATAGAGGGCACTAGCAATCTCACCAGCTTTGGTATTAGTAGAGCCAACACCAAGATTCTTGCGACGCAGAGCAGCAACAAAGTCTGCATACGTTACGTTTTCAATGGCAAGCAGGTTGGCAAGACCAAGAACACCAAGACCAACTTGGTTATCTTTGCGGCTGTAGATACCAGACTCATCAACACCAGTTTGGGTGTACAGCTCACAAAGAAACTCCATGCCATCTTTGAAGGCTTTAGGAATGTCTTTGATTTCAGTAATGCCAAGGTTGATGTGACTCAGCAGACAGGTGTCACGAGACTTTAGAAGAATCTCTTGGCACACATTGGAATAAATACGATCGCCATTGGCGTCATACTGCTTCTTCACAATCCAAACGTCACCCTTACGAGCAGCGTTCATGATTGCGTTTAGCTTGTCTGGTTCGTCGGTGATTTGAGGATCAACGTTAACGCAACGTTTGATCCAAGGAATACGAGTGCGATCGTAATTAACAAACTCCAGAACGTCAGGATGGTCTGCGTCAAGATGAGCAACAATCGCACCGTTCCTGTAGGTACCCCCGCGACGAAGGATCTCGTTGAACTTGGAGTAGATCTCCATGAACCCACAAGGGCCTGAAGCGACCATTCCATGGCTGTTCGTGGTGCCTCTAGAGCGAAGCTTAGAAAGGTGAACAGCCACCCCTGCACCATATCGGAGAGCCTTACTAGCAAACTGCCAAGAACCTTCCAGACCATCAGGGTCTTCATCCATCGTGTCTTCCACGACAAACACAGTACAAGAGACTGGATACCTACGAGTCGGATTCTCCAGCCAGCTCTCCACCCTCCCCGTCATTGCGATCGCTGGGTTCAGTGTTTCCTTGGTCAGCTTCATTGGTCTCAGATGCGTCGATTACTCGTTGAAGGGAATTGATTACAAAGTCGTTCCACTGATCATTATCAAGTTCAGCCAGTGGAGCTAATTCAGGATGCTCTTCGTCATCCCAAAAGAATTGGATTGAACCGTTACCGTCTTCATCCTCTTCGTATTCAGCTTCGACATACTGCCAAGCTGCTTGAGGAATTTTGGACAGGATTTCATCGTAGGGGTTCATAGGTCTGAAAAGTCGACGGGTTGGTAATGAGGACCTTTTTGGACTTTTCCATCCACTTTTGTGAAAGGAAACTTGGACCAGTTAGAGGTGTAGAGCCGATCGAAAGCAGAATCAGGATCCACACCCAAGGTAAGAAGCAAACCATAAGTGACCCATAGTAGGTCGCAGGCTTCCTTAATAATTTGTGAACGAGACTCATTGCGATATGCGTACATAAGTTCGTAGAACTCTTCTTCGACATACGCAAGCTGCTGTTCACGTTGCTCGTCATCAAGATTGGTTAACTGGTCCGCTCGTTGCATCCAAGTCCGAACTAATTCGGAGTTCGAAGTCAGCATCGTCAATAACCTCCTGATAAATGTTTGGGCGTTTGCTCCATTTGGCATCCCACTCTTCTGATCGTTTGATCAGCCGGTCGAGATACCACCGAGCTTTTTTGAGATCCTCAGTACCGTTCTTGTGTTGGTACCGAGTGACGTATTTGATGACGTTGCCTTCAACAAAATCAAAGGCGTGGCTTTCGATGTAATCAATACATTCGATTACTCCTTCGTCGAAGGCGTAGTGGTTTGGTCTGATGGGATCGAAGTCGGGGTCCATAGTTGGATTTCATCGAA